CTGCACGAATGGCTGGAGTTATACCTGAACGGTCAACCCCTCGGTTCATCTCGGCTTCGCCTATGGCGCGGAAGGCTTTTAAGTCTCCACGCGCTAAGGCTGCTAACTGACCAACTCCAACACCGAAGCGGCGCACGAAGGTGGCAAGTGCAGTTGAAGTCTTTTCAATGATGTTTAAGGTGTTAGTGAGTCCACCTTCTCCGCCACCGCCAAGGGCTGCGAGTGCATCGAGTAAGCCACCGCCAATAATCTCCTGAGCATTATTTCCTGCTACTGATAGGCGCTGCAACGCTCCTGCATAAGTATCAACTGCAACAGTTGCTTGACCGCCGAATAGATCGTTGATGCGTGTCTGGACTTCCTCGAAGGACATGGCCTTGAGTTCTGCCTGAGTTAAACCGATGCCATATTTAGAAAGTGCGCGAGTTTGCCCCACATAAGCCTTGGATAAATCGCCTGCTACCGATACAACATCTGCACCGCTTGCTGCGCTGAGATCAAGTGCCGTGCGTAATAAATCTTGGGCTTGGCTGACTGATCCCACGGTGGTCAATAGTCTCTGAAAGGCTGGGCGCAGTTGATCATCAAGAACACCAAACTGCTTTTCCAGATCAGCGATAAAGTTTTTAACTGAAGGATCTGCAAAGGCTAAACCTAAGTTATCTAAAGACTGTGTTAATACTCTGGCCGCTTTATCATCGGCTGCAAAGGCTTTAGCGGCGTTAAAACTAGCGCGGCCCAAGCGTTGAACTGTGAACAGACCAACATAAGACTTAGCAAGGGTCTTAACCTGTGAGTTAAGTCCAATGGTTGATTTAACAGCATCGTTAAAGGCTTTGCGGCCAACGAACTCCGCGGCAATATCTACTTTTACATTAGTTGCCATTACTTATAGTTACCTGTCTTAGCGTTAAATTTAGCGGCTGCGCCTTCAAGGGCTTTGATAACTGCGCCTTGAGTCTTGCCTTGATCCTCATTCCAAGCGCGAAAGATGCCGCGGCCTTGCATCTTGCCCTGTCCTTTAGAATCGCCGCCTAAGCGTGGTGAGAAGTTTCCGCCGGCGTTCTTGCGACCTGCTGTCTCATAGATAGCACCAGCGGCAGACTTGTTAAGCAAGGATACTAGGGAACGCCAACCGCGATAATTAGGGCGGCTTGGAGATGTCTTGTAAGTAATACCGCGCTTAGCGATAGTTGGATTATAAGTAGGGAACTTGCCCTCGTTAAAAGATCGAGCAGCCCAGCCACTTAAAGGTGACTCAGCCGGCATATAACCGCGAGCCTTAGCCGCGATCAGGTTTTAGCAGGTTGCCCAGTTCTTTAGTTGTTTCTTTGGCTAGATCAGGCTCATATTGCTTAAGGGCTTTGCGAAGTTTATCTGCGCCTTTTACTTCTGTTGGCATCGCTTTGCTCCTTTGCTCTGTCTTTCAGGGCTTGAAGTAAAGTCCTGAACATCGTGTGATCTAGTTCAATTAAAGTCTGTGGCGAGAGTCCTGTCTCTAGCGATAATCTCGCTACGAGATAGGTGAAGGACTCTCGCGTTACTCCAAAGGGTCATCGTCTAGAACCTCAACTCGCGCCAAGGTTTCTAGAAAAGACTCTCCGAAGGGCTTAACGGTCTCACCAGACCTACGGATCGCTTCCCAGCAAAGCCAATAGACATCGCTCTGCTTTTCATCATCTCTAAAGGCTTTATGAAAGCCCTTCTTTGCATATTGCTCGAAGGCGTACTCGATCGCCGGAGTGATCTGGTACTCGTTAACGCTTCCGTCTGCCCTTGTTACCTTTAGTTTTGCCATGTTTGCCCCTTTCCAAGCCCTTTACGAACTTATGCCCTGAGTCTCCCATTGCTGTTACTTCAAGATCATCGAATGAACGGTTAATACTTACGCTACTCACCAACGAACTCAGGTCTACCGCATTTACAGTAAGAACCACTCCGTTGCTTAGATATACTGCCATCGGTTATTCCTCATCTTTCTTGGTTGCTGGTTTTGGTGCTATTGGAGCGGTCTGACCTATCTTGATCAGGAACGCTGCGTTGTCTTTTTCCCATTGTTCAAGGGTCATTTTAACTCCAACTCGTTAGGACTGAGACCTGCATTGAGCAGGTTAAAAGATCGCCTGATGCAGCATTGAGAACGCTAGGCGCGCTCACATCTCCTACATTATAGACGATAGAGGAAGCAGATAGTTTGTTAAACATGGCTACCAGCATTTCCTCAATACCATTAAGGTTGCCTTCGTTATCGAGCAACGGTACGAACACATTAAGATTAAAATTAGCAAGCGGTGCGATCGTGTTATAACTGTTGTTATTTGGTGTCACATAAGGATCGGCAGGGCTAACCACGATGCTGTTTGGTTGTGGTGTTGCCGGCGGAAAAGAAAAGACAGACCAAAGAACGTTATCAACTAAGGCTGCTGCGATAGTTGCGCGAAGGGTTGATATGGCGGCAGTCATGGTTAGCCAACCATGCTGCGCGGATCGAGATATGGAGCGAGTAAGCCACGAACGCGAGCAAGCAGAGTATTACCCATGCGGTAAGGGCTTGGAGCGTAGCCGTCAACTGTAACGCCACCGCTTGAAGGCGCTTGGCGGCTCTGCCAGATGTCAATGGCGATCATTAGGCTTGCTTCTTGAATAGCAGGAATTAGTGAGTAATCAACATAGGTGTCCGCCGCTACTGTGCCGTAAGGGTTCACAGGGTGAAAGGGCGCAGCGGTGTTATTGTTGCCAGTAATCGCGTAAGTGATTTCCTTCTCGCCAACGCCTGTAATTGTTTTGTTGCCGTTGTGCTTAGCGCCTGAGCCTGTAATTGTTACGGTCTGACCAACATAAAACACATCATCGACATAATCATTAAAGTAAGAAGTGCCGGTGTTAGTGCTGTTGCTATGCCCAATAATCGGAGTGGTATTAGTCCATAGAAAAGGGATTAACACATTGTCTGCTGCATCGCATACTTCTTGCAGGGTCGCATCAGCGTAGAGTGAGCCAACGCCAAGTGCGCTGCGTAACTCTGCAACTGTTGTGTAAGACATTTGATCCTCTTTCTAAAGACTGGCGGCCTAGAAGGGCACTAGGCCGCCAGCGACTTAGTTTCTAACTGATTAAGTTAGGTTGAACTTGCGAACGCCCTTACCTGACTTAGCAACATAAACTGCCAAGTAGCCATAAAGTGCGATTTCAAGTTCGCCTGTGGTTAGTACCTGCAGGCGTAGGTTTGAGACTGGAGACTCCCAGACATAAACAGATGAAGGTGCGATAAGGAACGCTGAGTTATCTACAACGCCCGATGCTGCGATGTTGTGATCTACGATCAAGTCAGTTCCGAGAATGTTGCCGCGAACAGATGAAGCAACTGCTGTGCCTGATGCGTTCATTGTTGGGCCTTGCGCTGAGTAGAGTGCGCGGCCTGTTGTGTCTGCGTAACCTGTGATCGCTGCCCATTGGTCTGTGTTAGCAACCAACTTGTTAGCGAAGTCTCCGCCAGTTCCCTTGTATGCGGCTGCGCCTTCTACAGAGATGAATGACTGAAGGCCTGCTGCTGTTGCAGCAACGCTTGTGGCTGTTGTACCAGATGAAATGAGTTCAGTTAGAACTGCAGTATCTGTTGCCTTTTCGTACGCCTTGCGGAGTTCTGCCATGAGCAGTTCCATGAATGAAGGAGACGAACGGTCGATGAGTTCCCAACTGATACGGTTGAGGCCAGCAAACTTGTTGATATTTACTGTGTCATAGGCTGATGTCATGCCTGTGTCTGTTACTGATGCACCTTCGTTAACATCTGCAACTTCTGGTGCTGTGTTTGCTGTTGCAGCGTTTGTGTAAAGGCGTGGAACTGTGAATCATCGAATACTGGGCGACCTGTGAATGTATCTGTGATGAATGAGTTAAGGTGCTGAGGAAGTGTCAAGCCTGTGTTTGTTGAAGTTGAATCATCTGCTGCGCGAACTACGCGGCGTGAGTCATCATCTCCAAGTGCAGACTTAATAGATGCTTCGAGATATTGTGCTGAAGTAATTGGAGCAGTGCGCTCTTTTGTATATGCTGGTGCTGCTACAGTTGGGCGAGCGGCTTCAACAGCCGTTGCCTCAACTTCTGGTGCTGCTACGGTGTCTGGAGTATTTTCCACGACCGCCTCGCTTTCTGGTTGTGTGTTTGGTTCAGCAGGGAGTTCTATTTCCTCTGCTGCGATCTCTAGAACCTGAGCAGACTTAAAAGCCGGTTCAGTTACGAGAGAAACTTCTTTGAGTTTTGCTGCTGTGACTACTGTGTGTCCAGCGCGTGAAGGTGCTGATGCGATGATCTCTGCACCTACTGAAAGACCGCTAACGAGTCCTTCTTGCGCCATAACTAGCGCATCGTTGCCACCTGTTGAGCGGCTTAGTTTGAAAGTTGCATAGATGCCGTCTGGTCTAACTGTTGCAGTTACCATGCGGCCGATAGGCTTCTTGACATCATGCTGTGAAAGTAGTTTGATCTTTGAAGGGTCATCTATCTCGATGCTTCCTGCTTCAAAGACTACGCCGCCAAGATTAGTGTTACCGATTTCGCCTGTACCCATTGGCACGATCTTGCCAGAGATTTCGCGGCGTTCCTCGCTGCACTCAATAGATGCAGCCTCGATATATAAGGTTTCCATTACATGCCTTCGCTTCCGTTAGGAGTCAAATCCGTCATTTCCATAGCCTGTTCAGTTGTAATAAGTCCAAGTGTTAGCAACTTCTCAATTACCTGAAGTTCCACCATTGGATCATTCTTGAGGAATGTATCAAAGACAGCGAAGCGGACTTCGTGGCCTGCTGTTGAGATATCGTCCATGCTTAAGCGTGTCTGGATCGCTTGGATATATGGCTCAATGCTGAGTGCATAAAATTGCTTGCGTTCCTCGGTGACATTTGCATAAGTCATTGTCGTGTTTTGATCTGCGCTTAGATAGTAAGCCGGCACGTTCATAGCGCGAGCAATTTCAGTCGAAAGGTTTTGAATTGCCTCGTTGTACATCATGTCTTTAGGTGAGAACTGTGTTGACTGGAACTCTAGTGTGCTAGTTAGGTAAGCAGTCGAGTTATTTTGGCGGCTGCGCTTCCAAGCGGCTAGAAGTCCTGAAACTTCTTGCGGTGGCAAGTCTGCGCCAGTGTTCTTTAAGATGCCTGAACTCATTGGAGTTGCTGCTGATATAGATGCAGCGCGGTTGATGTCGATCGCAGACTGAATAGTCTTTCCAGCGCGTTCTAACACGCCTTCGTCTAGCCCTTGAATAGTAACGATGTCATTCATGTCAATAGGGTTTGCATCGACATAATATTGCGTGATCATGATGCCTTCAAGATCAGTTGTGAAGGTAACGCGAGAGTTAGCGATCCACTCAAACGCTGAAGGGCGGCCGTCCTCTGCATAACGCTCCGTTACTCGAAGGTAAGCGTTGCCGTAGAATAGAAGGCTGTCAACGATCCAGTTAATTGTGACGAATGAAGGTTGGTTCTTTGATAGTTGGTTGATCCAACGCGGTGCGGCCATAACTTCGCCGGTGCGCTTGTTGTAATACTCAAGTGGGATCGATGCGACCGTTCCGCAGATCAGGTTTCTCGCGCGCGCGATGCTTGGCACAGACATTGCATCTTTGCGTGATACGCGAAGTGTTAAGGAGTTGTAAAGTGAGGGTAAGTTTTCGCCCATTACCTGTGGCGCTGCTTGCGCTTCTACAATTAGCGGCTTGCGCGAAAAGATACCCATAGGGTGCAATTATACACTACATATAGTGTTAGTCGGTATATATAGCCGCTACCTGTTGTGGTTTGTAAAGCATGTGAACAACCATTGCGGTAGCGATAGCGCCCGAAACATCGCCGGCGCTTTTACGCTTCACAATTCTCCAAGAACTATCGTTAACTTTGGCAGCGCAGTTATTCATCTGTTGAATCCAGTTTGCTTGACCTGCGTGAACAACACGAAGGTTCACCAAGCCATCTAGGAGATCGCCGCACGCCTGATAGAAGGATGCGCCTGAGATATCTTGCGTTACACAACCTGCATTAGATAATTTATCGGCAATGGTTTGCGCGGTGTACTTGTCGTAGCAGATTTGGCGTGGCCTGTATTGATCAGACCAGCCCTTTATGTCGGCTGCGATCTTTAAGTCATCAACCGAGACGGCGCTTTCCCATGATTGCAATATGCCGATGCCAATGCGGCCGTCTGGCAATATCTGGCCAGCAACAAGTGAAGCATTGCGCCTTGAAGGTGAGACATCGAAGCCAAAGACCGTGTAACCGCCAACTGGAATTGTAAGGTTGCTGTCGCTAGTGTCCTCAAGGATTCCATGCGGCCAAGGGCTGCTCAGGGAGTCAATCCACTGGCAAAGCAACTCTGTGCGCGTATTTTCAATAGGTGAAGTAGCGACAGACTCTTCCAATGTTTCTTTAGTGACCAGGAAACCGAGCGCAGGATTCGCAAGCGCCCAAGACTTAGGATCATCGATCTTGCAATACTGTGGCGCGCTATATTCGTAAAAGCCAAAGGACTTAGGTGGGTTATCAAGCGCACGCTCACGCAGTTGATTTAACACAGTGCTAAAAGCATCGCCAGCATTGCTAGTTAGGAAAGTATGAGCATTTGGTCTTGCTCTAGTTACCGGCATTGCTGCGCGATAACCTTCCTCTGACCATTCACGAACCTCATCAAGGAATAACGCATCGGCTGAACGCCCGCGAGCGCCATCTCTAGTTGCTGCAACCACATCGAGCCTGCGGCCGTCTTTCATCTCAATGGATTCTGTGCCGTTCGCATATCTGATCTGTTTAACAAGCGCCATAAGGTTTTCGTTAGCCTCAAATACATGGGCTACCTGCCTAAAGGTATCCAAGGCCATCGACCGGTTAGATGAAGCGATGATGATGTTCTTGCTATCCCACTTTAGTAGGTGAGCCAAGATAAGCATTCGCGTTAG